AATGTATATCTTGGTCTGGCAACGGGGCGGCTTGTTAATAAATCCAACATTTCAATCATTTTATTGCCCATTTGCTTTGCCGTCAAGCCATTATCTAAACAAAATTGTCGGCCTTGTATTCCACATAGCTGACGAAACTTTGGTGGAGATTCATACCATTCAGTTATAGCGTCTGCTACGTCTTCTGGTCGACATCGATCGTCAAATATATATGGCGTTTGTGGAGAACCTTGTAATGATCTATTGCTTGGAAATACTGGTTTAGCCCATCTGCCATGAGTTTTAAATTTACCCATATGATTCGATGAAAATTCTCCATCAAATTTAATCCACTCTCCGTCATCATCTGTGAACATACATTGGTCCTGAAGGCCTCCGGTTACATTGTTTATAATAGGAGTTCCTGATAGCATTGCTTCTGTACTACTAAGTCCCCAACCTTCGTTGCTAGCAATATTCACAACTACATCTACTACATTGTACATTGCATTAAGATCTTGTATAGAAAGTTTAGCTTCTGAAAATACTACTTTACAATCTGGAGCAACGTTTTTTGCTACTGCTCTTAAATCAGTACCATTTGCATCTGCTGGTGTGGTATGCATTAGAAGCATGGTTTTACTACGTTGCTCCGGGGTTAACTTGTCGTTAAACATTTTAAATGCAAGTATCACATCACCTGGCTGTTTTCTCCTTATATTTCTGTTATTCCAAAATACTACAAAGTCTGCACCATTATCTTCTTTTATCTGCTTATGCATATTTCGATATTCAGGTTTATTTCGATCTAATGGTGTATATACATTTTCGTCTAATCCGTGGGGAACATAGCCGGTGATTATACCACCATTGTCTTTTTCTTTTGAATCGTGGTCATATACCTCAAATCCATTCTGTTTAAGCACTTCTCTATGTATATTGTCTGACTGCTTACTGATTCCCATAATCATATCACAACTGCCGTAAAATGGGGCGTTCCACATTGGATAGGGTAGGTCATCCCATATTGAATAATATGCAATAGGTATACCATATGTGGTTTTAATTTCATGCTCTAATGCATATAACCAGCCCCAATATCTAGGATCGGTAAAATGTAATATGGCATCGGGCTTTTCTTGATTTAATATTGAGAATAACACATTACGATCGCCATAACCAGTCCACGGAATAACTTTAACGTCGGCATCCATGATACCAGTCTCTTGTTGTATCTGTTGTGATACGTCTTGACCTTTACCGTGTTCAGGATGGTTTAATGCTGCTCCTAATTGTACCCAATCATAATGGTGTACCGTTTTCAATATAATTTCTCGACTAATAGTTCCAATACCACTTGGTAATCGGAAATCATCGGATAATAATAAGATTTTCTTTTTTGTTTTTTTGTTGATGTCTACGGGTTGTAGCTTTGGTAACTTCATTCTTCTCCTTATAACTTTTATATAAATATATCAACCAAGTAAAACTACCGGCTTTTTTTGTTTGTTAACATTACTGTATGCTGTTTTTAAAAAAGGATCCATCGCATCTTCATTAGTCATGATTATCATGTAATCACAATTTTCTGCAATAAGTTTCATTCTGTGATGTAATTGACTGAAATGATATGATTTACCATAATATGTCTTTGGCATTGCCGAATATAGATTGTATCCTGAATATGACGGATTATATTCAGTGTAACTCATTCCAAATTCCAATGCATATTTTCTAACCATATGATTAGCACCTTCACTTCCTCCGGCACCTACTATAGTTACATTGTCGTATTTGGTTTTTAATTGTTGTAACGCTTCTTGAACTTTACGTCTATTCTGCCAATCTTTATTTCCTATAATTGCAACGTTCATTATTCTTTAATTCGGTTTTCTTTAGGACAATTAGCATAATCGGTTTTGAATACACACCATTTACAGTGTTTAGCTCCTTTACCGGCAATTGCTAAATATTTGCGTTCTTCGTTTTTATTGCCGTCAACATCAAAGCACTCTTCAACAAATTCATCAATTAGTTTTTGCACTTTCTTTTGTGTTACAGTTCCAGATGATGGTCTATGTTGTTGAACTCGCTTTTGTGGAAACATTGAGTTTTCAATTAATTTTCGTTTAACTATAAAAAACTCTACATTGATATTTTCTTTTGGAATTCCATATTGTTCTGAAAAGTAAGTTTTATATGTTACTAACTGAGCTGATTTTAATGGGTCGGCTTTTTGATATTTATTCCAACCCATTCTGCTTGTTTTGATGTCAATTATTTCTATCGTATTTGTAGGCTTATGTCGTATAACTAAATCCATGAATCCATACCAATATACTGATTGATTCTTTGAAGATGCTTGTGTACATAGTTCCATTTCAATACCTAACAATTCATAATCTCGACTTGAAAAGTATTGACCGCGTCGCTTCTTGAACCATTCTAATATAGCAACACCATCTTCGTGATATTCTGTTAATTGTAATGGGTTGGAAAAATGCTCGCCGTCTTTTTCAGCAACACATTTGCTATATTCTTTCTTAATATTATCCATTAACAAAGCCGATAAATCAATAGCATCTGCCGTTTTAACGGAGTCTGTATATAATACTGTTAAGAAGTGTTGCATTGTCTCATGAAATGCAGTACCAAATACTGTTTCTATAGATGATGTAAATGGAGCTAATCCGTCTATATATGCAAGTTTCCAATTTAATGGACATCGCTCATACATACTCCATTGTGAATATGATATTCTTCGAGGTACCGACTTAGGGTCTCGTACTGCTAATTTATATACTGGACTAATATAGTTAATACTTTCTTTACTCATATAGCGTAATTTATATATAATATAATGAAATTATTACTATATACCAAATTCTTTTAGATATATATTAATCACATCTTTTGTTTTTTCCAAGTCTTGTTCGAAGTTACCTTTTCGGCGACATCTTACAATGCGTTTAAGTATGTCAAATTCATAAGCATTAAGTTCCCATTCGGTTGCAAATTTATATAAACTGTCTTTGCCAGTATAGTGTTGCTGGGTGTGTATTGTTTCACCATCTAAATTTATAAACATTTATTTTATTCCTTTTAACATTTTTTTCTTCTCTGCGTCAGTATACCCATACAATGACAGTATACGATCGCAGGCTGATTTATTCAATAATTCTAAATATTCAGTAGCTTCACTTTTGCTTATCTGATAATGTTCTGCTAATTGTTCGATTAGTTTAACGTCATACTTGTCAGACTTTTTACCTTTAACGTATTTTGCAAATGCTTTATTATTAGGAAGAAGATCGTGATATAACTTATATGTATCTCTAGGTTTAAGTTGTCCTATAGTATAACATTGTAATTCATTAACCAAGTCGGTTAGCTCCATTCGCATTGATAGCCAACGATTCACAATAAATGGAGAGAACTTCTTCTGTTCTACATCTGTCCATTTGTCCCAAGCTTTCTTGTTGCTTGTTATACCTCCGATAAAATCAAATATTGTTGCCATTATAGTTTATATTTTTTTCGCCATCTTGCCTCAAAGTCATGCCCCATTCCCATTTCTAATATTATAGCGTTGTCTGGAATCCCGACTAACTTTTTTGCTGTTAATATGTCGTCAATGCTTTTCTTTTTATATGTTTTAATTTTAGTCTTTGCATTGCTACGATTACTAGTTTTAAAAACAAGCGTAATTGTTCCTTTTAATATTTTTTCTGCCATAATTATAATTCATTCATGATATTAACAAACATAGCCATTATGTTTATTTCCTTGTCTACTACGGTTACGTCTTTAAATTGGGCTTCTGCTATTATCAAAATAATCGATGCAATATGACCTGTAGCAAATTCTTCAAGATTGTCATATAAAAATGTATATAATGGAGTAAAGTCTCTAACTTTACTATCGGCAATACACTTTCGAATCTTGTTAAATGTTGCTTTTTTGTCTTTAGCATTTCTAAGCATTTCCAACACCTCAGTCATATAATTTGCTTGAATAGCACTTGCTTTGTCTAATTGTAACACACCATCAACAACGGAGGCTTGTGCTGCATTAATGGCTCTTCTTATATCTGGATATGATGCATTGATAATTGCTGCTATATCCTGAACGTCATAAGTTACACTCTTTTCTTCTAACACAGTAACTAATCGTTTTGCTACATCCGTTTTATTGGGCGGTGTTATTGCAAATGTCTGACATCTACTCTGAATTGGATCAATAATCTTTTCTACATAATTACATGTTAATATGAAACGAGTAGTTTTACTATATGTCTCCATTAAGTTGCGAAGTGCCGCTTGAGCATTTGGTGTCAAGTAATCAGCTTCGTCTAATATTACAATCTTCCATCGTTTAAATCCTACCGTTGAAGCATATCGCTTTATCTTATCTCGTACAGCATCAACAGAGTTTTCGTCTGATGCATTAATATACATAACATCGGCGTCTACACTACCAGCAATTATCTTGGCTAATGTTGTCTTACCTGTTCCAGCTGGACCATAAAATAATAAATGTGGCACATCACCATTCTTAATGAATATCTTGACTTTGTCAATAATATGCTCATTACCAATATATCCATCCATTGTATCCGGGCGGAAGGATTCTACCCATAGTGTATTTTCTGTTACTCCAAACATAATTTATTTATTACCTGTTGATCCGAATCCATTATCACCTCGTTTAGTCCCGGTGAGTATATTTGCTGGACTCCATTCTATTTGTTCTACTTTATTTAATACTAATTGAGCTATTCTATCACCGGTTTTTACTACAAAAAACTTATGACCATGATTAATCAAAATTACTCCAATTTCTCCCCGATAATCTGCATCGATGGTACCTGGACTATTTAATACTGTTACGCTTTTCTTTAAAGCTAACCCACTTCTAGGTCTTACTTGTATTTCATACCCAACTGGAACTTCTACAAATAAGCCGGTTGGAATTAATGCTGTGCCACCCGGTGGTATTTCAGTGTCATACTTTGCATTACACAACACATCGCAACCTGCTGCTTGGGGCGATTCATATTGTGGAAGTTTAAAATTCGATGTTGTTAGTACGTTAATATTCATATTAATTTTGTAATTGTACTAACCAATACTGTGATTCAAAATCTGGACCGCTAAAATCTATTCTAGACAAACCATGACTTGATACATGCATTGTACCTTTATCGCCTTTATTTGCAACTAATACTTCTTTAAGTTTATCAGCGCTAAAACATATTGGTTCTAAATCTGCAACATCTGTCATACCTACATCAAATGTAATATTGTCGGAGTTAACGGTTGTATAATTAATAATAAACTTAATTGCACCACTAACTACTTGCACTGCAAAATTCTTAGCATCTGGTAGTGCATTCTTTGCTTTAATAAATTTACTAATGAATTCATCGTCTATTGGAAGTGTTACTTCATATGGTGGTTCAGCATTGATAGCGGGAACTGCAGGGATAACGGTTGTGTCTGCTAACATAAAGGTTGCTCTAGTGCTTCCTTCACTAATCTTCATAGCATAGTTTTTACCGGCAGCATCTTGCACATCAATATTGATGTTTTCGCCAAGTGCAGACAACATTTTCATCAATGCTCCAGTATGATTGATTCCCAATTCTCCTTTCATAAAAGGAGTCGTTTTCCATTGCAGTTTCCCAACCACAGTTTGATCCATGTCGATAAGTTCGCAACCTACCCCTGTTTCATTTTCTTTTAATATTACCGCTTCGCAATTACCTGCAAGATAATAACGATTGATAAATGATTGTAATTTACTTTTTTCCATTATTTATAACCTAGTTTAAAATTTAAAAAATTTATTGAATTGTTTAATATCGGTGGTTGATATACTTTCGCCACCAAACTTTTTATATGTTTTCTTATATGTTGAGTATACATTCATTGCATTGTCTGGATCTGCAAACATTTCATGTAATGATAAAATAACATTGAATAATTCCTTTGGAATTGCCGTTTCTAACAATTCAACGTGACTATCTGTTAATTTATTAATATCCTTTACAATTTCACAATATAAATGCGTATTATGCACAACCATTCGAGGCATACCTTCTTGAGAATATCGATCTAATCCGGTAGTAGTTTGGCCTCCTAAATACTCATATGTAAAGTCATTACATGCTGGACAATTTATACTACATGGTACATGTTGTGTTTTATCTATAGTAATAGTTCCATCTTTGCCATTTCTGATATGTGTCTTCCTTCGATATTCAGCATTCTTTGGAAAATACAATTCCGTGAATGTTTGAGTTTTATAATTTCCAGAATGCAAATATGTTCCAAATACTGGATATTGCCCGGGGGAAGATGAATCTGACATCAATTGGATCCTATTGCCAGTTAATGTATTTAATAATTTCTGCAATGTTGCTAATATAAAGAAATCTGATATTTTACTTATACCTAATAAGTGTATGTATTCGACATGACCTTTTTCAAACTCTCTTTCCTGAAGCATTAATGCAATTACATACATAAAGTCAACTAATTTCTTAGGACCTCCAATACACCAACCTTTAAAGTCAAAGTCTTTGAACTTATGATACCATTCTTTGTATTCTTCACTGAATGTACCTTGTATAACATTTAAGAATTTAGTCTTACCACTTTGATGCTTTTCAAAGTATTTAAAATTGTCAAATGATATATCCATTGAATCTTGGAACCGATTTTCAAATGTAACACGGGGCGGTATATCTAAGTTTGCTGCTACATCACTATTAGCTTCTAACCAATGAAATATCTTTTCTCGAATGGTACCATCCCATTTTAAAGCCCCCGTAGCAATCTGGAATCCGCCTGAGTCTCCAAATACAAATGTACCATCATCTAACCCTAATTGATCTCTAAAGTCCATTTTTTTATAATGGTGACCTGCAGTTACCAAGAAGTGTGGGTGTCGCCATTTGTCTGGGTATTCTTTTGCAAAGAATCGCATTGTAGTGCCATCTTCAAATTTAGTATCTTTCTTAAAAGCCGATACCATACTACCTGCCGAGAGTGACGGTATATATAAAAACTCTTTTTTATCCATTTTGTTCCTTTTCTAATAAATGTTTACAATATGCTTCTTCGTGCCACACATTAATTTCTCGATCATAATCATTGGCAATGATATACCCTTCCATTTGGCGACCCAAATCAGATAGTAATGGGAAGCGCATAGTTTGGAAGTTATTACCGGTATCAATCACATTAGTGAATATTTTCAAACAATCGTTAAGATCGAATGGTTGATATAATTTATCTTTTGGGATAAATTCCGGGAATGATCTAAAATTTGGATATACCACATCACATCCAAACAATGTTGCTTCTAATACTGTCCAAGAAACATAGTCTTGCAAAGCTGAATTAAATTGTATTCGAGCAGTGGATAATTGTTCGTAATATTCTTGTTTAGTTAAATTATGCATACAAACAAATCTAGGTTGACGTTTTTCTAATTCATACATTGCTCCTAATACTCCAGGCAATGATGATTTAAACTCTTTACCAGATGTGGTAACGTGCCATGTCCAATCAGGATTATCTGTTAAAAATGCTTCGGCAACTTCAAGCATAAAGAATGGATTCTTTTCCTTGTCTAATCTGCTTGAATATACTACAGTATCATTTCGCTTCTTGAATGGATCATAATTTGGATTCTTATCTAATGCCATTTCTGCGTGTAATGGGAGTGAAACAACATGAATTGGTGCTTCGAAGCCCGCAGCTCTTAGTTGATCTTTGTGAATTGTCGATCCTACAAATATACCGGTCATTCTTTTGTCTAATCCTAACTCAAAACCACGCATCCAATTGCGCATTGGATATGTAAAGTCATATTCATCTACGCTTTGTGCATGTAGCATTGAATAGAATTTTAAATCAATACCATATAAATCTATTGCATATAATATAGACTCAATACCCGGATGCCAATAGTCTTGAAGGAATATAATGTCCCCATCATTAACTTCGTCTCGATTGAGCATATCCAAAAAGTTAGAACATTGACTCATTGCAAATTTACCTCGACCTACCGCATCTAATACTGCGCCTATCTTTATTTGTTGATCTGGGTCAAAGTCGCCTTCGATATCAATAAACTCCAACCGGTCTGCATATGGCTCAAATGTAGCCGGCATCCATTCTTTTGATAGCTGATATGTATATCTAGCTTTTAGTGGCTCTAGGCCAAAATAAAATAATTTTCTCATCTTTCTATTATTGCTCCGTTTTCCCAATCTTCCCATACTTCTACTTTGTATAAATTTTCATTTGCAGAATGAGTTAATATCCAATCTCCAATATCTTCACAGCTCATTCGGCCAAACTCTAATATATTACCACCAAATGTAACTCTTAATTGTTTTTTTAATTTTCGTTGCATTAAAATAAATTCTTCATCTCTATCTGTATGCGTTACTTGAGCGTAACAACGAAATCCAAATTGATGTCGGTGTCTATCTGATAAAAATGCTACTTCTGGAAATACTTCTTTGGCTTCTGGCCAACAATGAAATCCTTCCATACTAAATGATACTACTACACTATATTTCATAATTCGTCTTTTTTAACTTTTAAATATTTTAAATAACGATCGTTCATTTTGTCGAAATAATTTGTTTTTAATAAATTAGTATGTGCTTTACTTAATACAGAAGATTGTGCAATATTAATTAAAAAATATGGTGCTTGACTTCTAGGATTAAATCCATTTATATTTAATTTATCGGCCGGATTAAAACATATACATGTTAAATGAGTATAGCCATTTTCTTGTAACGTTTTATTAATAAAATTTTGATATCTAACCGTATCATTTTGTTTTAAATCGTCATCTTGCACCTGAGCAAATAATGCACTATCATAATCTGAATTTTCTAATTTTTCAATCATGTCTAACAATGTGTTTTCTTTAGGATCAAATTTTTCTATTAATAATTTATTTTTATCTAACTCAGCTCCGACAAATGGACATGGTGGCATATTTCCATATTCTTCTCTAGGTGTTCTTAATATATTGATATAATCTAATACACGATTTTTAAAATTTGTATATGGACATTTACCCATTATACTTCTTCATCAAATTTATAGTTATCGGGCTTTATTTCCATCATATTGCATTTAGTAACCTGATGCACACGATACCAACCTGCATCTACACTGAATGTATCTGTGTCTTTGAGTTTTTGTAATGCTTCGTCTTGAATACGATATATAACATGGCATCGATTAAATATGTCTGGTGGAAGATTTTCTAATACATTACTATTTGCTTCGATAGTTACTACACAATTAGTAGTGTCTAATATCGCTCGGATTGGATCATATAAATTTTGTTTATTCTGCCAATTATCAGAATTTTTAGCAGATTCCATATATTCAATAGTAAAATAATAATGAGGATACGTTTGAAGGTTGTCTACATTGATACCATTACCTAAATCTCGAATAAAGTAAGTCATCATATCTGAGTAGCGGCCTTCTACTTCTCTACCTCGCCATTGATCTTTTCCGTACATATAACTTTTTTATTTATTATAATAAATTTATTCTTATTTTCCAAATGAAAAGAATTTATTCACTGTATTATTTTCTGGTAATTTACCCCAATTCATTGCCGCAAAGAAATCATCTAGTTTACCTTGAAGATCACTTTCAAACATTTTTTGTCTGTCAATGTATTTTTCAACAAAATCTACTATTTCGGGTGGATCATTGTAACCTCGAAGTGCCATGGTTTGAAACCCCATTGGATTGTTTCGAAGATATGCCCATTTTATTTTATCACCATTCTTTATGTCTATTTCGTCTGACTTTAATCTGCTTAACATATCATTGAAGTTTATAGCCGACTTTACATGAGCCGGAGTGCCTTTCATATATCCTGAAAATGTCTTACGTCCTTTAATATATTTCGAAACCTCTTTGACTCCAGTATTTTTCATAACATTTAAGATTTCAGAATTTTGTATAGAGTCTTTAAATTTAAATATTAAGTCAGAAGTTGCAGTTTTGTCTTTTTCTTTAAGAATGTACCACAATGTTTCTTTCATTATCTTCTTGAAGTCCGTTGGGAAACTACTACGAACCACATCCATACCTTTAATATCTATTTTATCCGTAGGTTTGCCTTCTTTAAATAAAACCCATTGTGCATATCGTTTCTTGGCATCAATCCATAATCCAGACTTTGCAACATATTCTTGCTTTATCTGAAATTTGTGTTCTTTGGTATTGTGAAATATATCAGCATAATGATCATACATTGCATTTACATGTTTTTGTATCTCCGAAGCAACCTCATTGGTTTTTTCAATCATGAACTGCTCGTCATTTTCATCATAATCCGGATATCGGTTTTCTATGATAGGCAACGAGCTAACAAATGTAGAATCTGTGTCTGTGTAGAATGAGAATGGTGATGGTCTGCCTTTATTAGTAGAATTAAAGAAATGAGCTTTACCCGTCTCTTTAGTATAATATGCATTGATTACTTTTGCAGAAAATTTAATTACACTTTGACCAGTTGCCGTAATTGCTCCTGCATTGTCTAGATCGTGGAATCGGAAAGTCTTGAGTCCTAATACTCCATAAAATGAATTCAACAACACTTTTTGTGTTAATTGTAACGCATCGTAAAATTTATACTCTTCTGACCCAACCTCATATTCATCTCGCTTATTTTTATATTCAACACGTTCATTAAACCAAGTTTTAAGAATAGCTGGAAGAAATCCAATTCTAGAAGTATCATATACAGCACCATTACTAGCAACCGTATATTTATTGTCTGTTAACCATTGTTTAACGTCTGGTATATCGTTATTATTAATATTGACTGATATTGGGGCTTTTTGTAACAGGCTGTCTTGGTTCCAATTCTGTATAACACCAATTTTAGTCTCTGGAGATATATTTAAACTCATTATGATACTAGGATATAGCGATGTTAAATCTAAATCATATATCCATTTGTATAATCCAGGAACAGGTAACATTACATATGCTCCTGCTAGATCATCTTGGTGTTCATCATCAATGAATCGGAATTGTTTGTTAGGAGCTACGTATCCATTCCGTTTTAAATCAACTATTGCTGCACCATCAAGATATTTAGATGCATAATACACATCTTCATATGGTACGTGGCCTTTGTGGCATATAGTCCGGGCTAAATTGATAAGTTGAAGCTTTTCGTCTAATTCATATACTAAATCAACATCAGTCATATTATAATAAGCAAACTTGTGAATGTCTTGTTCAAATAAATCATCTAAATCACCGTCATATTCAACTTTACCTCTTCCTAACTCAGTTTTACCAACAGTATCTAATCTATAATTAGGAAGTTCTGAGTATGTGAAGTTTTTATATAGTTTAATATAATCTAAACTCGATACACCAAATATCTTCCATTTTTTACTTTTAGGATTCTGTGTAACTATTCCAGCTGGCGATAATTTCTTGATAGATTGATTCCCTAATACTTTTTTGCATCTTCCTAATAGATATGGAATATCATAGCCGTCGGTGTTCCAACCAGTTATAACAGTAGGTTGTATTTCCGCAAATGCATTGATAAATCTGGTAAGTAATTCTTTTTCGCTTCGGAATATTTCTAATACATAGCCATCGCCTTGTATAATGCTATCTTTGATGCGTTGCCGTTCATCTAATACTAGTACTCTACGGTCATGACCACTTTTATCATAGTATGCAATAGATGTTATAGCTGTTCGTACATCATCCACAGTACTATATCCATTTTCGTCTTTAGCCGTTTCAATATCAAAAAAGAAATCTCGATGTCCTGTAGACACGGTGTCATTTTCATAATATAAATCTATTAGAGTACGAACTTCTTCATTTAAATCAGATTCGAATGAATTTGAGTTGTCTCGATGATTCCCAGAAACTTTAGATAAACGCTTACCATCCAATGTTTTATATTGCCCAGTTTCAGACGGTAAATAACCATATGGTTGAAATGGAAACTTTTGATGACCTAATTTATCATCCCACACGTGCATTATGTTAGCACGTTTATCATAACCTATTGCTTGATACGCCAAAGTTTTTCCTTTTTAAGATTGCATATATTCCATATGCCGTAAATATTAATTATAATAATAATAAAACTCAATACCATGTGACTAATATTGTTTATCATTATGTCATAGCTCACCCAACCAATATCTCCAATTATCCAAGAAAACATGGCAAGTTTAGTCAAATTACGGGCGTTTAAGATATACCCACATAATACTAATATGGTGCTAATCCAACCTAATGATTCAATCATTAACTACAGCAATTTCAGATTCCCGAATTAACATATATTGATCATCATCAAGGACGATCTCTTTGTTTTCGCCTAAATTTGATTTATACACATAAACAGTGTCTCCGGCTTTAACAGTCAATGGTATACGAGCTCCTGTCTGAGTAAATAACCCATCTCCGGTCTTTACTACTTCTCCAAGTACAAAAGCCATGTCCCTGTCGACTAATATAATTCCAGATTTTGTCTTTTCTGATTTTTTTTCTACTTTTAGCAATACTTGATCGCCCATTGGTTTCCAATTCATAACTTGTTCCTTTTCCATTGTATAGTTTTTTTGTATGTGTTTATTAATATAATGTTGAATATGTTTTTTATATGTTGTCGTGCTATACCAGTACATTATAATCTTTTTATGTTGTCAATAGTTACACTGTTTCCTACTATTCTTGATACTTCTTGTCCGTTTGCATTGATTCGCATAAAGCAAGGAATATTTCTAACATTGTAACGATTAGCAGTATCCATGTCCTGATCGATGTTAATTGTTCTGTATGAAACAGTTAATTGATTTAATTTTGGTTTTAATAGTTTGCATGGTCCACACCATGGTGCTGTAAAATATAGTAATTGACTCATGTTATATTATTTATTATTATACGTAACTTATTAATATGTGCTAGCACATCATCTGGTTCCATAGTTATGGCACAACATATATTAATATTCTCTTCGATTTCATTAAGCAATTCTAATGCTTCTAATTTATACTCCTCGGTCTGTGTCATATGCAATAATATGATCCCTACCTGTCATGTTATAACCATGTTCTGCTACCATTTCGAATATTATAGGATACATTTTAATTAATTCTTTTCTTGTATCTCCAGCCGGCATTATATATGTTTTGTCTTTTGGGATATTATGTTTCAATCGAAAATATTCTATTTCTTTCAATGTTTCATCGGTACCATCCCAAACTGGCTTATAATGATAGTCATGATGGTATTCTAAAGTTTTATGAATAGCGTTATGATTGAGACGAAGTTTATTGTGTTGTGTAACCATTCGTTCGTCTACTATTTTACCAGCTGGTGTTTTAGTTCCAATTACTGGCACACTGTTACTAAATTTAGGTGACAAAGAAACTAAATCAAATGGAATTGTAGTTTCAATAAAATGACTGCCTTCTGTTTCCACAGTAGTTACAATCCCGCGCTTGCTAGCAAATAAAGTTAATTCATTCATTAAAGTCGGGTGCATAGTAGGAGATCCTCCTGTAATCATCATTTCTTTAACTTGTGGATTAGCATCATATATGTCTACAATGTCTTGAAAACAAAAAGTGCCTTTTTCTGGGTGTATACTTGTGTACCAAGAATCACACCACCCGCCTTCTCCAAAATAACATCGGTGAGTGCATCCGGTTGTTCTTATTGCAATTGTGGGTCTACCAAAACGGCTTCCTTCACTTTGTACACATCGATATACTTCTAATATCGGTAATATTTTATTATAATCGTCTATTCGTTTCATATTAGAATGGGAGGTCATCGGCAGGGCCGACATTACTATTGGTAACATTTGTTATTTTATTTATTAGTTGTTCTAATTGTTGTACTTTTTGTTTCAATTCAATAAATTCATCTTGTCGAACTACTACTTGATGCGTACGTTTATATATGGTATCTAAAAAGTCTATTGGCCACGTTGCAACTGATTTAAACTTATCTGTCTGGCACGATGTTGGTAACACTTGATATTTTGGTTTGATACCTTTCTGATCTGCTAATTCAGCAACTCTAATACCATCGCGAGTCGATGAAGTCGATCTGCCTAAATAGTCATACAATGATACATATGTAATATTACTCATAACTTGCCGAATTTCTTTCGTGTTCATAAACTTCTACTTTACTAGCTCTTACACGGCCGGTTGTTTCCTTGAGCAAGAATCCATTAATGACTTTATATAAAAACTCTGCAAACTTTTCACACCCAGTGTCGTCAATCACTCTGAGTTGTATAATACCTTGAGCATCCATCATTCTGAATGAGTCTAACTCAGGGTCATCATTAGCAATGATTACTGTATGATCCAATAACCATGCAAAATAATCTTTTGGAGCAAATCCATTTATTTTATTTTCAGATCGCTTCATTCCTCCAAAATCAAACACCCAATTTCGATGATCTAATTCGCCTTCAAACCATACTCGAAATGATAGAGCATAGCCATGAAGATAACTACAATGAGTATCCGTTGCTTTCCATTGTCGGAAACATGTTGAATATCCGTCAAATAATTTAGTTGATGTAAATTTAGCCATTATATCCTTTTACAAATTCATAATATTCTGATCTAGTTGAGGCATCATCTTTAAATGCTCCTGTCAGTTTGCTTGTCTTCATTGATGCTCCACCATGTTTAACTCCTCTACAAGATACACAATTATGCATAGCATCAATCATTACTGCTACGCCTTTATTGTCATTGATAATTGTATCAATTGAATTGTGAATTGCAACAGTTAATTGTTCTTGAATTGCACCTCGTCTTGCAAAGTGTTCTACTAAACGATTCAATTTACTTAATCCAATTACATGACTATCATTTCCTGGTATATATGCTATATGCACTTTACCCATAATAGTCTGATGATGATGTGAACACATAGATGTCAATGGAATACCTCCTTCAAATACCATACCATCATATCCATCACTTGGAAATGCAGTAATATTAGGAGGTCCATTATATCTACCGGACCACAAATCGTTTACATATGCTTTAGCAACACGGTGTGGTGTATTGTCGGAGTTTGGGTCATTTTGCCAATCACAACGTAATGCAGTTAAAAATGCACCAAATGCTTGGGCTGCGGTTTCAATCATATCAGATTTATCTTGATCTGATAAAGGACCTCCGGTCGCTACACCATTAGCAAAGCCTTCTTTAACTAATTCAATGTTTCTTATTTTCATAACTTCTTTCATTATTAATAATATAATATATTTTATTGGGGTTTCAAAGTTTTTTCATACTTTTTATTTTTAGGTAGATATGGACAATGTCGACATCTGTTCCCACAGCAATAACCTCTACGTGTATGGTATGATTCAGTCATAACCCGATTACCATCTTCGTAATAAAAATCAGTAGAAAGGAGCTTGTTTCCAAACTCCTTTACGTACTGTTGATAAATCCAATCTGATCCCAAATTGACCATCATTTATTTGCTTTCTGCTACTGATACTTTTCTATAATCTGTAACTAGTTTTTTAAGTTCGCCAACAGATTTTCTTGCTTGTTGTTGTGACTTTTTTGTTGTTCCGTTATGCTGAGTTTCAAACTCATTCCATAAACCCAACATTGTTT